AACCCAGAACGCCGAAGCCGTCGAGCTGAAGGTCCTGGCGACTGCGATCGGTCTCCAAGGGGACCAGGTCACGGCCGAGAAGGCTCTGGCTGCCGTCCAGGACCTGAAGCAGAAGGCCGACGCAAAGGCCACCGCCGCGAACCCGGCCAGCCCGGATCCGGCGCAGTTCGTCGATATCGCCACCTTCAAGGCGACCCGCGACGAACTTGACGGGCTGAAGACCTCGCTCGCCAAGCGCGAAGCCGAGGCTACTGTCGATGCCGCGATCGCGAGCGGCCGGGTGACGCCGGCCCAGCGCAACTGGGCGATCGCCTATGCGAGCAAGGACCTGGCGGCCTTCAACGAGTTCGTCGGTGTCGCTCCTCAGATCCTGTCCAGCGGTCGCGTTGCGACCCAGGGCCAGGGTGACGGTTCTGCTGCGGCACTCACGCCGGAAGAAAAGGCGATCTGCACGCAGATGGGCATCCCCGAAGAGAAATACCTCGCGACGCGTAAGGTGCGCGAGGCCGCACAGGAGAACGCCGCGTGAGCCTTTCCCAGCCGAGAAACACCCGCCGCCGCGAGCGGAACCAGAACCACGACCCGGTCGCCGCCTCGACCACCATCTACCAGGGCGGGCTCGTCTGTCTCGACGCATCGGGCAACGCTGTCCCAGGGGCCGTCTCAGCGACCCTGGTCGCTCGGGGCCGCGCCGAGGACACCGTCGACAACAGTGCCGGTAGCGCTGGCGACTTGAACGTCCGGACGACGGTAGGGGTATTCCAGTTCGCCAACGACGGCGTTGCAGCCGTCACCCGGGCTCACATCGGCGACGACTGTTACATCCTCGATGACGAGACCGTGTCCTCGGATGACGACACCGGCGCGCGCTCCGTAGCCGGACGCGTTATCGATGTCGACTCGGGCGGCGTCTGGGTCGAGATCCTCTGATCTCACCTGACCACTACCACTGAAGGGGTAATCAGCAGCCATGCAGATCAACGAAGGCAACCTCGAAGGCCTTTTCACGGCCTTCAACACGATCTTCAACGGCGCCCTCGAAAGCGCCACGTCTACTCACTCACGCGTCTCGATGACGGTGCCTTCGACGACCCGCGAGAACGACTATCGCTGGATGCGGAAGCTGCCGAGGGTGCGCGAGTGGCTCGGCGATCGCGTGATCCAGAACCTGGAATCCCAGGGCTACCGGATCTTGAACCGCGACTTCGAACACACGATCGGTGTCGACCGCAACGACATCCTCGACGACCAGATCGGGGTCTACAACCCGCTCTTCGCCGAGCAGGGTCGTGCGGTGGCCGAGCACCCGGACGAGCTGATCTGGGGGCTGTGTGCCGCCGGCTTCGACGAGGTCGGCTTCGACGGTCAGCCGTTCTTTGACACCGATCACCCGGTGCTGGACGAGGACGGCACCGAGATCTCGGTCTCGAACATGACGGCGGGTTCGGGTACGCCGTGGTTCCTGTTCGACACCAGTCGCGCGATCCGGCCGTTCATCCATCAGACCCGGATGGCGCCGCAGTTCGTCGCCCTCGACAACCCCCGCGACCAGAACGTCTTCCACAAGAAGGAATTCTTGTACGGCGTGGATGGTCGCTGGAACGCGGGTTACGGCCTCTGGCAGCTAGCCCACGGCTCGAAGGCCGCGCTGAACGCCGAGGCCTACATGGCAGCACGCGCCGCCATGCAGGGCATGCGCGGTGACCACGGCCGGCCGCTGCGGGTGCGCCCGACGCTGCTGGTCGTGCCGCCGAGCCTGGAGAAGGCGGCGCTCGAAGTCCTGAAGGCTGAGCGCGATGCCGCCGGCGCCAGCAACGTCGCAATGGGGCTCTCCGAGCTGCACGTGGAGCAGCTCCTGGCGGCTGCTTGATATTGACGGTCCGGATGGGCCAACGCGAAGGGTGGATATTCCGCCCAACGGAAGGCCCCCCTCCCGAGCTGCGGCTCGGGAGGGGTGAGCCCGCCAACGAAGAGGAGTGCTGAGCGACATGCCCACCATCGCAGTAATCGCCGTCACCTCCCGATCGCGCGCCGGCTTCCGCCGGCTCGGTCGTCGTTTCACCCGCGAGATCACCGAGATTCCCCTGGTGGATCTCAGCGAACAGGACGGGCTCGCCCTGCGCACGGATCCGCACCTGGTGTGCGAAGACATCGAGCTCGAGGCCGAAGCGGTCGAGCTGGCCGACATGCGCGTCGATCAGCTCCGCGCCCTGGCCGAGTCGGAAGAAATCGACCTCAGCCGCGTGAAGCGGAAGGACGACATCATCGCCACCATCGAAGCGACCCGCGAGGCCAAGGCCGAAGCCGAGCGCCAGGCGGCTGAAGAAGAGTCTGCCGCGGCTAAAGTAGCTGCGGGTACCGGTACCGACTCCAGCGAGAATCAGGGCGAGGCCTGAACATGAGCCGCGCCGTGATCAAGCAGCCCGATGAGGCCCGCACGTACGACGTCCGGGCCGGGCTCCCTCACGGCCGTGTGATTACCGCTGTCGAGGCGGTGACCATCACCGCCCGCGGCCTCGTGGCAGAGAACACTGCGCTCACGCACGAGATCGCCGGATTCCAGGGCAACATCGTGCAGCTGCAGATCCTCGGCGGTACGGATAGCGAGCTCTATCTGGTTACTGTGCAGGTCGACGATGACGCCGGCGATCGCGTCGAGGCCGAGATCGAGATCCACGTCATGGATCTCAGCTGGTCGGTGCCGGAAGGCCCGGACGCCACGCCTACGTACATCCAGCCGACGGCCTACGTGCATCGCTTCGGGCTTGCCGAGACGATTGCGCTCACCGATGAGTCCCGTGTCGGTCGCATCGATCGCCAGCCGCTGTTCGTGGCGCTGGCCGACTCGGCGTCAGAAATCGACGCCTATCTGGCCAAGCGCTATCCGGTACCGCTCGATCCGGTGCCGCCGATGGTCGAGTCCATCGCCGCCGATCTCGCCCGCGAACGTCTCCACGGCGGCCGTGTGCCGGATCCAGTCGTCAACCGGGCCACGGCGGCGCGTCGTCAACTCCGTGACCTGGCGCAGGGGCTGATGCTGCTGCCAGGCGTCACCGAGAAGACCCCGTCCGCGGATACACCCCTCGTCGAAGCGCCTGAGCGGATCTTCACCCGCGACAACCTGGCGGGCTTCTGATGCGACTTACTGTCGAAACGCAACAACGCGGCAAGGACGCCTATCTGCGCGCCCTGCGCCGAGTAGCTCGCCGGGCCGGTGATCTCTCCCCGCTCATGGACTCGATCGGCATGGGTCTCGAGGCGAGTGTGCGTGAGCGCTTTGCCGAGACGAGTACTGCGCCGGACGCCACCCGCTGGGATCCGTCGATCGCGGATGCCGAAGGCCGCAAAACGCTCGTGGACTCCGGCAACCTGGCGGACTCCATCACCCACGCTGCGACCCGCGATTCGGTCGTGGTCGGCACCAACGTGCTGTATGCGGCGATCCACCAGCTCGGCGGCACGATCGAGGGGAAGACCTCCCGGGGGCTGCGATTCCAGATCGGTGAGCGCTGGGCCAACGTCGCCTCTGTGACGATCCCCGCGCGGCCTTTCATGGGCCTCTCGGATGACGACGAATCGATGATCCTCGCCGAGGCCACCGACTGGCTCGAAGGCGCCTTCGCTGCAGGAGGTGCCGCGTGAAGGTGACGCCGATCGTCGAGCGCATCGAGAGCGGGATCCGCGACTTCCGCAAGGTCGATGGCTTGGATGGCCTGGCCGCGCTCGACGATCAGTCGTTCGTGCCGCCGGCGGTCTTCGTTTCACCCCTCGCGGAATCCGCCCAGGACAACTCGCGAGCGGGCGGCGGTGCTACGCGCCAGGTCGTCACCGTCACGTTCGCGATCGTGGTCGTCATCGCCGGCCAGGCGCGTCATGGCGTCGTCGTGAACGAGCAGCTCGACGACCTGACCCGCGCCGTCAAGGAGCGGCTGCGCGGCTGGGTCGTGCCGGGCGCAAGTAGCGAAACGATTTACCGGCGCGGCAAATTGCTGCGCGCTGCGGGTGGCCAGATCGCCTGGCAGATGGACTTCGAGTACCGACAACAGGAGCTCTCCCCATGAGCAGGAAAGACGGATCGCGGGTGACAGGCGGCCGCTACGACATGCGCGACGGCAAGCCCGTGCCGCTGAAGCCCGGAAAAGTCGGTCGCCAGCGCCCCGGCAAGCTGGCGCCGGCAGTCGAGCAGCCCAAGCAAGAAGCCCCCACACCGGATGGCGCCGCCAAGGAGCGTGACAAGTGAGCCGTGAAAAACTGCTACTCGCGGGCATCGAGGACTTGGAGGGAACTGAAGAGACGCTGGCTCCCGCCACAAATGCGATGCTCACGAGCGAACTGGACATTACGCCGCTGGAAGCCGACGAGATCGATCGCAATCTCGATCGCGAGATTATCGGCAATTCCGCAGCCATCCTCGTCGGACGGCGCGTCACTCTGAGCGCGCTTGTCGAAGCCGCCGGTGGCGGCGACGCCGACACGCCGCCACCTTATGGCACCCTGCTGCGCATGTGCGGATTCGCCGAAACGATCACCGCCACGACGGATGTGAGCTATGACCTGGTGGACGATCTGGACACTATCGAGTCCGCCACGCTGTTCGCCTACTGGCGCGGCATGCTGCACAAGATGCTCGGAGCGCGCTCCAGTCTGACGCTGAATGCGAGCAGCCGCGATCTTGCCCGGCTCGGCATCAGTCCAACCGGGCTTTTCGTAC